AGATGAAGAAAAGAAAAAGTTTAGTCCGTTCTTGATGATTCGGTATGGTGCCACTGTAACTGGTAATGCAGATTTACAGGCCTACTACTTGATGAGTTGTAACGAACGATTGAATAAAAATTTCTTCGACGTCAACGCCACACAGCACAAAAAGCTACAGTGGTTGTTGGCCACCACAGTGAGTCCGGGTATGGGCAATCAGTACCATCAGTGGTTGGCAGCCAAGAAACGAGAAACTGGCAACAACAAGGCCAAGAAATTTTTACGCGAACTACGCCCTGATCTTGGTGAAGATGATATTGAGCTGTTGTCAGAAATTAACAATAAAGATGATCTTAAACAGTATGCAAAAAGTCTCGGCTGGGACGATAAACGAATCAAGTCCGATCTATAAGTGTCGGTATTGTGAAAAAGAATTCCGCAAAGAGTCCAGTCTTGCGGTGCATCTCTGTGAGCCCAAGCGACGTTGGCAACAGGAAAAGGAAGTGGGAGTACAACTGGGACTTAAAGCCTATTTGAGATTCTACGAAGTAACACAAGGTAGCGCCAAGCTAAAAAGCTATGAAGATTTTGTTAGCAGTCCTTATTATAACGCTTTCGTCAAATTTGGACGATACTGTCAATCTGTACGTTGTATTAGCTTTGTTAATTTTCTTGACTGGCTACTGCGTAATAATAAAAAAATAGACCATTGGTGTCGAGACACCTTGTATGAAGAGTGGATGCTGGAGTATCTAAAGAAAGAAGCAGTACAAGACGCATTGGAAAGGGCACTAAATGAAATGCAAGACTACGCAGACGACCACCCTGAGCTTAGGAATGGTTTTACTGATTATTTTATGTATGGCAACACTAACCGTATCTGTCATCATATCGCTACCGGTCGCATTAGCCCTTGGATTATATATAACTGTGACTCAGGGGTTGCGTTCCTTGATGGGCTTACCGAAGAACAGGTGGTAATGATACTACCTTGGATTGATCCTGCACACTGGCAACGCAGGTTTCAAGATTATCTTGGTGATACCGAATGGGTCAAGGATGTGCTAAAGAAGGCAGGCTTATGAAATTTCGGTCAGACATTGACATTGACTTTGGAGATCGCACACAGGCCTTGCGGTTGTTAACGCACACGCCAGCCAGCATATTGCGTGACGACAAGTTGGTGCCGCACAACACTGGTATATATGTAACCGACATTCCGCAGGATCCGTTCACAGGTTTGGCCAGTATAGATTATGAGGCAGCCGAAGACCGAGGCTATATGAAGTTGGACTTGCTAAACGTATCATTATATACGCAGATAAAGAATGAACAGCACCTGCAAGAATTAATGACAGCCGAACCCTTGTGGGACTTGTTGTATGAGCCAGAGTTCTGTGGGCAGTTAATTCACATCAACAATCATTACAAGACACTAATTCAAATGCCCGAAGCTGTGACCACGATTGCTAGAATGGCCATGTTTTTGGCAGTAATACGGCCGGCCAAACGACACCTGATCGGACTGCCCTGGGCCGAAGTGGCCAAAACTGTGTGGGAAAAACCTGCGGATGGCGACTACTACTTCAAGAAAAGCCACGCAGTGGCCTATGCTCATTTGGTAGTGGTCAATATGAATTTGATTTGTGAACGGCTCAGCTACGGGTTTGCCTAGGGCATTTTTCGTACCAGCGTAATTGATTTACGCTTGCTACGTTTACTGGCCATTTCTTTTAGGCTCACATACGGGCCCATAATAATTTCTACGTCTTTTGAGTTCATGGTACGTAGACACGCTTTGAATATTGCCCAATCCTGTTTTAAAAACACATTGATCGGCATTAATCTATTGCTTTCCCACCACCAAGTTTCCCCCAAGCTCAGGAATAAACGCTTGACTTCAGTGTCTTTCAGTTGTCCAAAATCGTAAAGAGTAGTTATAACTTCGTCTGAATTTTGTATGATGCCGATGTAATCATTACCGCCGTAGGTGATGTGAGAAAGGAAAGGGTAGGAGCTAAGTACTGATGTCTGTTCGTTATTCATTATTCTTACAATTATTAAAGTGATACCGGGTCATATTACCACCACCGCCGGTTTTATTACAATGCGGACAAGTTACTTTTTTAATATTGCGGATATCAATAACCCCGGATTGTTTGCGTAGTTCCATTGATTTACGCCATTTATCTGTAGTTTCTTTAGTAATTGTTTTCCCTTTATGTGCTTGCCCTATTTTATCTCTATGTTCTTTAGACAATGGCAAACGTTTAATACCTTTTTGCGAGTCTGACAATCGTTTGCGGTGTATTTCTGATCTGTTTGGTAATTTTTTACCAGTATTACTAGCACTAATTTTAGCACGAGTTTCGGCAGATCTATATGCTCCGCTAGATCCTTCTCCGCCATTGCTACGGTTATGTAAAATTCCAGTTCCTAAATCTTTACGACCAAAAATAGAAATTAATTTTGCCTCCAATTGGTGTGCCTCAGATTCCGATAGATTTTTTGCTATTATTTGTATTTTAGATCTATCTTTGGGGACAGTGACTGAGTGTTGTTTACTAAACATTCTCCAACCACAGCCCTTACCGATATAGTACGGTGTTCCGTTAGAGGATCGTGCATAAGAATATACATAAAATTTTGTTATCTGTTGAGTTAAATCTTCCACGGTGTCCAATAATTGTTGTGCTTGTTTATTTATATTCTGGATACAGCCAATCAAAAGAATATCGTATAAATATAGGATAAGGACCAAAATATGATTACCGTAAAAGCCTATCTCTACCCAAATACTGCGGAAGTTCAAATTTTTGATCCTCGCATATTTACAACAAGGAATCGCCAAGTGTACAGCCGCCCAATCAAAGTTTATCAAGGTATTGATAATCCCATACAAGTCATAGTTAAAAATCAGGATCAAAAAAGTGTTGACTTGACGGGATCCACAATGACTGCACAAATACAAGATCCTACCAATCAAAAAACTATCAGTTCATATCCAATTACTTGGGCAAACATTCAGTTAGGCCAAGGTAATTTTACACTAGACCGCGCTACTATAGACAGTTTGGAAAACCGTTTCTACAAACTAACTTTCAGTGCCAACGCTGCCGGCACAGTTACTCCGGTGTACATTGATGACAATTATGGTGTTCCTTTGGATCTAGAAGTACTACCAGCGTACTATTCTACAACCCCGTAACAGTTGACGTAGTACAAAATATCCTGTATAATATACAGAATGTTGAACTCTATTCGCGACGCTGTAACTCAAATATTACCGCATAAACGTAAAACCAATTCCAGTTCGGGTTGGACCAGTTTCAACGGCGTTTGTTGTCCTCACAATGGCGAAAGCACAGACACTCGTGGACGTGGCGGATTAGTAATGAACGCAGATGGTGGTGTTAGTTATCATTGTTTCAACTGCAACTTCAAAGCCAGCTATGTTCCGGGTCGTCACTTAACATACAAATTCCGTAAGTTACTAAGTTGGCTAGGTGCAGACGAAGGTACTGTTAAGCGATTAGTAATTGATGCTATCCGTATCCGTGAATTGGTAGCACCTGAAACTCTAGTAGAAATAGAAGAAGCAGAACCTGTAAACTTTAAGGCAAGACCCTTGCCAGAAGAAGCACAGACATTTCACGCACTCAGTAATTTTTACACATTAAACAATGATCGTGATGTACCTAAAGAATTTCACAACGCGGTTCTGTACACAGCTGGTAGAAAAATAGATTTGTCTAGATACGAATTTTATTGGACTCCAGAAACACAATACAATTTAAACCGTCGTGTGATCGTTCCTTTTACCTGGCGGAATCAAATCATTGGATACACGTCAAGAACATTTGATGAGACTGTTAAACCCAAGTACCACTCAAGTTACGAACCTAACTATGTGTTCAACGTGGATCGTCAATTAAAAGACGCTAAGTTTGTTATTGTAGTCGAAGGTCCATTTGACGCCATGGCTGTAGATGGGGTAGCAGTACTCAGTAACGAGTGCAGTGAGACGCAAGCTGACATCATTGATAGCTTGGGCAGAGAAGTCATTGTAGTACCTGATGCAGATCGGGCCGGTGCT